TGGATCTGGCCGGGAGTGGGCGCCTGTTCTTCCCATGCAAATACCGGCTCGTAATCTGCCAGTGCTTCATTCTTAATCATTACCGCATACGCCAACGGATCAATCAGCCGGGATTCCTTGTGTCGCTGGCTTCGTAGTTCCCGCGCCAGGGCTTCTTCCCGTTCCCGGATCACATCCCGCTTCGCGGATACCTCCAGATCGAACAGGTCGATAGGTCCTCCAGATTCTTCCTGCCGCTTTTGCATCTTCTCGGCCACTTCCGGGGATTCGGCAATCAAATTGCACGGATGGCAGATGTCATGCCTTGACGTTTGCCATAGGTGATCGGTGACAAGGAGGTTTTTCTTTCCTGGCCATATTCTTGTTCCGCGTCCCAACATCTGAATCATGAATGGGGTGGACTTTGTAATCCTTAAAACCATGACGTGATCTATCATGCAATGATCGTATCCCTCGCTAAAAAGCTGAGAGTTGAGCATGATTGATCCGAGACCATCTTGCTCCCATGCTGGCACTTGGCTGCGGTCGTCTCCGCTCGCGTAGTACGCGCGTCGGCCAATAGACCGTAGTATTTCTTGCAGTTTTTTTGATGTAGCACAGAGCGGCGTAAAAATTAGCGTTTTTCTGTCAAGGGGAATTGTCTTAGCGATTTCAGGCAGATATGGATCAAGAGCATTTGCTGTTTCGTCTTTATCGAAATCCCCGTTGGTTATTCCGACGTTTGATACGTCTATTTTTATGGGGCTGTTCTTGATGACGATGTGGCACAAGTAACCCTCGGCAACGGCTTGTTTTATTCCGTATTCAAAGGCAACATCTTCAAAATACCTTCCAAGATTTTTACGATCTCCGCGTTCCGGCGTTGCCGTAAATCCGGCAACCTTCGCGTTCGGGAAACGGGCAAGCACCTTCTGCCAGGATGCCGATAGGCAATGATGTGCTTCGTCAATGAATATCCGGTCGAAATGGTCAAACGGGAATTTTTCCAACCGGGATTGACGCATAAGAGTCTGTACGCTGCCGACAACTATGGTCCCTGGCCGGGCCTCCTGTTCGGCCTTTTCGACGGATGCTACCAGACCGGTCGCCTTCTGAAGTTTGTCGCATGCTTGTCGGATAAGTTCGTCCCGGTGACATAAGATCAATGGCCGGTGGCCGCCGGCGAGTTCTTTGGCGGCCACGTTTGAAAATATGAAAGTCTTTCCAGTCCCGGTGGCTAGGGGCAAGAGAATGCGCCGGAATTCTTTCCACTTGGCGTAGATGGCGGTATCGGCTTTGACTTGGTAACTACGTGCTTCCATTAATCCCCGCAACTTCCGTTTGTCTGTATTTCCAAAGCCTGTGCTATCGTCAACCCTCTTAACTCGATTACGTTTTTCGGCATCAAATCCACAAGGTCCTTTTCGCGCCGTGGTTCGATTGAATCGCTCGTAACCTTGCGTCCGCATTCGGGGCAACGGTCCCCTTTGCAAGGCACAAAACATTTTGGACATAAATGATGGGTATTCATGTTGGCAGTCGTCTGGGTGGAACTGCCGCTCCCGGGGCGTGGGAGGGAACACGGGGCGCCACGACAGTCCACCCGTTGACGATATAGGGATTAACCGAAGTCGGGTTTGGCTGGTTCTTGCGGTCCAGCGGGATCGAGATAGCCGTCAACCTTCATTGAGGTCTTGCCCTCGAATGTGTGGGGCGACAATTTCACCATGCCGCTGGCGCCCGGGACTTCATCCCACTTCGGCTCGATGGTTTCACCGTGCTTGCGTTCGCCGATAGCCTTGAAGAACTGGCACACCATTCCCCATGTATCGGTGTGGAGTGTGAGCCTGTCGAATGCCACGCCTATTTGGTTGGCGTAGGTTTCGTCGTTCTTGTCGTATATCATCAGGACCATTTTGGCCTGTGGCGCCCCGGCCGTCTTTGACCCCTTTGATACTGTTTTTACCAACGACTTGACGACGAACCGATACTCTCCTTGCGGAAGTATCGAGTTGGTTCCCGAACCATCTTCGTCAATCGGACTATCCCAGTCTTTTTTTTCTCCCATGACTATTTACTCCTTGTTGCTTTAATCTTTTCAACCACCTTGTTCCAGTTGGTTTCAATCACCATCTGGTCTTGAACCACCTTCTTGATCTCGGTCAGTTTCCCTCCTTTTGGTATGAACGATTTCCCTTCGCAGTACGTCAACAGTTCCGACACCAGTACCCCGGACAGTTCCATGAGGGTAGCCAGCTTCGGCGGCACGTCTTCGCCGGGAGTACGGTTTTCCGGTGTTGGGATGATGGGCGCCCCTACCCTCGTCGCTTGTCCGGTCTTGAGCATTTCATCGACGCCACCTTTGACCACTGGCGGGGGTTCAACCTTCTCAACCACCGGCTTCTTGACGTTTTCGCCCAAGACCTTCGCAAACACGCCAAAGTCAAATGGAAGTTCGAACGGAATCTGGTCCGGCAGACCCCATCGGTTCTTGGCGTCGTAGGCCGCCGTGTGCTGGGTATGGATGATCCGCTTGCGGCCGCCGATGGCCTTGGTTCTGCCCTTTTCATTTTCTGTCACTTGCACTTTATAATTTATGAAAAGGATGGCTTCCGCCCACTGTTTAAGCAGGGGCGAGATTCGCGTTGACGTATTGAGTTCGTAGTGGTCAAACTCTCCACCTTCGTCCGGCAACTCCAATTTCTTGATTGCACAGTGGGCAATAAAGATAACGTGCATCCCGGAATCAATCAGGGCGTTAAGAGAATTGAGAAACTTTTCGATCTCATCGGAAAGTTTCACGTAACCCTTTCCGTGATCGAAGTCGCTAAGGCTGGATTTCCCGCCTTGTGAGCAAACATACTGGATGCAGTCGTGTTCCGCCCAGTCGGCACTATCAATCACGACCGTCTTGAATTCGTGTTTTTCCGTCTTGATGAACTTCACGGCATCCATGATGTCTTGCCATGATTTGCAAGGCAGACGTTTTACGTCCATCCACCCCGTTCCACGCTCGCAGTCAATGAATATTGGTTTCGGGAATTGCGCCGCGAGCGTTGATTTTCCTATACCTTCTGGCCCGTAAATCAGGACGCTTTGAGCTTGTTGAAGTTTTCCGCTGATAACTTGCATTTTAACCCTCCTTGTTTTAATTCCGTAACTGTATTTAACCCCTCCCATTTCGCACTTTTAGACGCATTGCACTTGGCACAAGCAGGTCTTAAATTTGCCGGCCAGTGTGATCCTCCTTTTTTAATTGGTTTAACATGATCTGTAGTTGTTGCCTCTTTACCGCAAATCCAACATTTATTTCCAAACATCTCCCATCGCGCCGTGACGTGTTTTTTGTTGGTGTATCCGTAACCAGGAGCATGAGTTCTGGTCGCTCTTTTTCTTTTGGATAATTCAGGGTGGCTTTTGGCATATTGAATGACAGCGGCGATGCGCTTTGTTTTATGTTTTGAATAATAAGACCGATAACCCTCGCGTACTTTTTCAAGATTTTTTGCACGGTAGGAAATGCCGTATAATCTTCGTTTCTCACGGTGGGTTGCGTTGTACTTATTACAATGAAGTTTGTCGTATTCGGGATGATTCTTTCGCCATTCCCTATCTTTTATTCGAGTTGCTGCTTTGTCTCTCGGGTGCAGTCGGTGCCACACTTTGCTACGTTCAAGAACCTCTTGACGATGCAACAGGTAATACTTTCTGTTTGCTTTCTTTGCTGATTCGCTTGGCATAAAACCCTTAATCGAACTTGACTGTTTCTTCCTGTTCCGTTTCCACTAACCCATCCTGAATTATGACACTGCATTCCTTTCCGCGACTTACCCGCGTTGTGATTGCCTGTAATCCTTCATTTTCCAGCCATTCGCCGAATTCCTTCAACGTGGTCAGATCCATGGATTCCAGTTTGTCGATCAGGACAAACCCCATCTTCGGATTGATTGCCCGGCATATCGCCGTGGCCGCCACAAGTTGTTCTGCATGGCTCATACAGTCCCAAGCATGACCCTTATAGGTAAGGACCCCATTCTCTACCGATAGGTCTTCAAGTGGCATGTGGGCGCCATGTAGGAGTTCTTGCTTCTGTTCACGAATGGCCTCAATCTGGTGTTGAAGGCTTAGGTATTCTTCATGGTGGGATTCGACTTCGGCCATAGCTTTTCCGCGTTCAAGGTTCTGGCGCACATGGGCGTTGGCCTCGTCAATCTCGGAGAGTTTGGACTTGATGGACGTGGTGTCTTCGTCTTGCAGGGATTCGACGGCTTTCATGGCCTTGTTGTATTCTTCCTCCATGCCCGATATAAGGTTGCATTGCTCTCTTTCCTCGGCCTCGGCCCGTTCCAGTCGCTTCCTTGCCTCCGCCACCCGGTCCTGAGTGTCCCGGCGCTTGTCGGTCTGCCGCTTGAGGTTGGCTTTGAACGCCTCTACGTTATCCCTGATCTCCCGGTTCTTGGCGTTCTTCGCCACCTTGCGTTCAAGTTCGGCCATGATGTCGGTCGGGGTTAATAGTATCGTTCCCGCCGCCTCATCGTACGGCATGGATTCCGCATGACCTTTGGCTTTGACTTCCAGCCGGCCAACGGCCAGCCGATCGGCTTCGAGCTTGGCCGACTTCTCATCGAATGGCGTCAGATCCACGCCGATGATTTCCAAGAGGATTTTCGAGCGTTCCTTGTCTGTGGCATTCAGAAACGAAGACAGGTCCAGGGCGAATGCACTTATGAATTCGTTCAACAACCCTTGGCCGGACTTA